ACAGCTAACATAGTTCAGCAATACATGGACAATCCAACTAGAGAAACTGTGAACAGATTAGCAGAAGTATATAATAAGAGTGCTAGAAGCATTATAGGAAAACTAGCGAAGGAAGGAGTTTACAGACGAGTAGAATATCGAACTAAAACAGGCGAAGTACCAGTAACAAAACTAGAGCTTGTTGAGGATATTCAATCCCAGCTGGGTTGCGAAGCCCTAACTGGGTTAGAGAAAGCTCCAAAAGAGACTCTAAAAATACTACTAGAAAACATACAGCGATAAGCTAGAAGATAGTGCAAATTAGACCCGATTTAGTTCGGGTTTTTTTTGTGTTCAAAAATTTTCGGTTCGGCGAAAGTTGCGGTTATTAAAGGCGAATTTTTAGTAATGTGTAATTTTTTGTAGAATTATTTTAGATAAGTCGTGTTTTATACAACTTAAGTGATTAACACAATCAAAGACTGTGTTTCTTCCCAGATAGGGATAAGACCAAACACCCCAGCTCCTACGCTTATGCTTCGTAGCTGTGGATTGTTACCCAATCCTGTTTAGGGAAAACCAGTCTGGTTGGTGGTTTGGTTTGGTCATCTTATAAATTAGATATAAATATTATACCACAATTTTCGGCATAAGTAAAGGTTTATTTTTCGAAGGTCATGGAACGCTGTATTCAAACGCGAGAGTTGAATATAAAAATAAATTATTTTTGTAATGTAAAGTTGAAAAGTTAAGTGCTATTTCTCGCTATCTAATGCGTCAGACATTCTTAACTTTTTTAGTTTACGGTCTTGCGCTTTCCAGTTTTGTAGCATTTCGCTCTCTGCTTGAGTTTTTCTGCGATTTCGACGAATCGCGGCCTGTCGAGTAGCATTTCTTTTAATGCTTGGTTTCTTATATTCCTTGCGTTCTAGCAATTCTTGCTTAATTTCTTTACCATATGCTCGGAATTTTCTTAGTGCTTTTTCTAGTCTCATATGTTTTGTATCAATCTTCAAAATGTCCACCTTCTCTTTCTGAGGTACTGAACTTGCTTTCTTATGCTATTTTCAGTTCTACCTAAATGCTCTGCCATTACTCTTACAGGTAAGTTCGAGTAATTATCCTTGAGGTATTGTCTATCTTTATGTGTCCATTCTTTCATTCCTATATTATACTTCAAATTAAGCAAAAAGTCAAGAATTAAATTTTTTTACTTGACTTCGCACTGAAAAGTTGCTATAATATAACTTATGAATATTGACACAGCATACCTAATAATTTTAATTTTAACGAACATAGGAACATATTACCTCACGAAAAAAGCGACTATCGAACATACGATAGATGTACTAGAACGAGAAGGACACATCTCTTTCGATGACGAGTAGAAAAATAGTTCTTGACTTTGAGTTCAATTTGTCGTATAATAAGTATGAAAACAATGATGTTTTCAGTGCCATACCGACAGGGTGGCTCATAATATAGGAGTATAATTATGACAAATACAATGTTAAGACATTTTCTAGGGTTTGACCCAGCTATGTTTGAAACAGTCGATACTAATTACCCACGATACAATGTGGTAAGAACAGATGACGAATCTGTGAGTGTAGAGATTGCAGTTCCAGGCTTTCATCGTGATGATGTAAGTGTAGAACAAGACGGAAATAAATTGCTTATCAAAGCAAAGCCAACTGACTGGTTGCAAGAAGGCGAAAGCTACTTGCATAAAGGTTTTAGTTCAAAAGGATTTGATAGACAGTTTATACTCGGTGAGTTTATGGAAGTAGATTCCGTTAGACTCAAAGATGGTATTCTTACTATTAATATAGAGAAGAATATTCCTGATGAAAAGAAACCTAAAACATTCGACATAGAATGATGGTTCATTGCAAGACTCCGCGCTCAAAGCGGAGTCGCCTTTCTATCAAAAACGAGAAACAACGCAGAAAGAAAAGCGATGCCGAAACACTTGCTTTAGTCGACAAAGAAATAGAGAAGTGGCAAAGGAGATTAGACAAATGGAAATAAGTAAAGAAGGCTTAGCCCTCATTAAGAAGTTCGAAGGGTTTGAAGCAGGCGCATATCAATGTCCAGCAGGAGTTTGGACAATCGGATATGGTCATACAAAAGATGTGCAACCAACAGATGTTTGGAGTCAGTCACACGCAGAATACATGCTCGAAGCAGAACTCGAGGAGTTCCAAGAGTATGTAAATAACATGGTCAAAGTGCCGTTGGAACAGTTCCAATTTGATGCACTAGTTGCTTGGGTGTATAATCTAGGCGCAGGAAATTTTAAAGAATCAACACTATTGAGAGTGTTAAATGAAGGCGATTACGATGATGTTCCTCACCAAATCAAGAGATGGAATAAAGCTGGAGGACGGGTTCTCCAAGGACTTGTTCGTAGACGAGAAGCGGAAGCTCTTTTATTCCAGAATAAGGAGTGGGAGCATGTATAAAGTTTTTCTTGGAACTACATTGATAGCAAGTGGTCTTTGTTACTACTTGTATCAAGAGAATCAGAAGCTGTTAGGAAATGTGAAATCATTGGAAGTAGCAGTTGAAGTACAAGAACAAACTATTGAATCGCTACAGAGTGACTTTGCTTTACAAGGGCAAAGTCTACTCGAGTTACAAAGTAAGAATCAAGAGATCGAGTTAGAGATGAATCGTTATCTTGATATATTTAAAAGGCATAATCTTAGTAAGTTAGCAGCTGCAAAGCCAGGGCTAATTCAAACTAGGGTAAATAATGCAACTAAGGAAGTATTTGATGGAATTGAACAAGACAGTAGGGATATTGACAACGCTGATGATCTTATCATCGTGCAGCCTACTCCCGAAGCAGACATTAGAGGTTAGTGCAAAACCAATAGAAAGGCAGATTATTCAACCTGTACTACCTCGTGAAATAGACTTAAAAGAACCATATTGGTATGTAGTTAGTGAGAAAAACATTGACGAGTTCCTAGCTGATATTGAAAAACGCGAAGGACAAGTAGTATTTCTCGCTATGTCAGTTCCTGATTATGAACTGATGGCATACAATATGCAAGAGTTGAAACGATACATTCGTGAACTCAAAGAGGTAGTAGTTTACTATCGAAAGGTAACAACCGATGGAAACGGAGAACAGGAATGAGGTAAATATAGACCTCGATAAGTATATGTCTCTAGTTGAAAAACTAGACGATGCAGAAGATACTATCAGTGCTTTGAAAGCCGAAGCAGAAGCAGCTAAGAAACAATTAGCTCCACCAAAGAGAAAGTTTATGGATTTGTTTTTAGACGACAATGATGTAAACGAGAAAGCAATCATAGGATTTATTTCTTTCTTCTTTATGATAGTATTCGCCACCTGTGATTTAGTCACAGCATTTATGGGCAAAGAGTTGATAATTGATGATACAATATACACATCGCTAGTAGTGGTAACACTCGGAGCATTTGGTATATCGGAGGCAGGCCGTGCTTTTGGTAAGTAGCATTTCAGCAATTTTGCTCGTCACCATATCCTTGGCATATTCTAAGTATGTCAAGGATCATTTCAAAAAATAGTTCTTGACAATAATCTTAAATTCGAGTATAATATAACTATGAAAATAGAAGAAGCATATAACAAAATAAAAAAAGTATCAACTTTAAATATAGAACACGAGCATATTAATAATAAAGGTTCTATGGGGCATGTATTAGAGAAGACATTAGGTTTAAATCTAAATAGTAATCTAATGGACCTTGAAGATGGTGAAATAAAAACTTTTCACTATAATGAGAGGAATGAAGTAAAAGAAGATTTTCGTATAAGTTCTCGATGGAATTTAAACGAAATTAAAGAAAAATTAAATTGTCTATTAGTTGTAGGTGCTGATTTAAATAATGAAATAATATTTGCAGAAATTGTACGACCTTTAGAAAATACTTTTTTCTTAAAACAATTTGAAATAGAAGTACCTTTTATAATTGAGAAAGGCCCGATGAACTGTAGTCAATCGGACACAGATGTTTTTATAGCTAAAACACAAAGTAAGGGAGGCAAAGGTGTTCCTAAAAAAAGGTCTTTGTATATAAGTAGGCCTTGGGCTCATGCACTCTTTCATGGAGCTTATCCTAAAAGAGCTAGAAAAGGTAAAGATTTAGTTCCAGCGTTTGAATTGAGTTTAAAATAAAATATGAGTAGAACAGCAGGAAAAAGTTTAAATCCAACTGATTTTTATCCTACACCTCCTTGGTGTTATGAAAACTTGGAAATTGATTGGAGTATATTTACTTCAGCACATGAGCCGTGTAGAGGAGATGGAAGAATACAGTTGTTTCTAGAAGAACAAGGATTAACAACAACCTACTCCGAAATATTAGAAGGAAAAGATTTTTTTGATTGGAGTGAACAAGTAGATTTAATACTTACAAATCCACCTTTTAATATTTTGCAAGAATTTGCAAATCATGCTTTTAATCACGGACAAACAGTTATATTTTTATCAAGACTAAATTATTTAGGCAGTATTGGTAGACATAAGTGGTGGAAAGAAAATACTCCAACAGCACTCCATGTGCTTAGTAAAAGACCTTCCTTTACAGGAACAGGCACAGATGCAACAGACTATTGTTGGATAGTGTGGGATAAAACAGATAGAACAGATAAAGGAATATTTTTCATATCTCCGCCCACAAAAGAACAAGACCATTTAGCAAAAGAACTAGCATTTACTGCTGAAGAATTACAAGAAGATAGTGAAACTTATCAAAAAATAATACTTGACAAATCGTCAAACTCTTGATATAATATATCTATGAATTTGTTTTACTTAGATGAAAATTTAGACAAGTGCGCAGAATACCATGTGGACAAACACATTGTAAAAATGCCATTGGAAGCTGCACAGCTTCTATGTACAGCAGTATGGATTGATGAAGTTCTAGGCTTTGTGCCTCGTGCTTTGAATCGAGAGGAGTCTGCTGTTCTAAATGCTGAAAAAGCTAAGATAAAACATTTACCTATGGAGGAGCGACCTTTAACTCCGTATCTGCCGATGATGTACAATCACCCTTGCACGATATGGACTCGTTCTTCCTTAGACAATTTTGAGTGGGTTCATTGCTATGCTAATGCGTTGAATG